ATAAAAAAAGGTAAGGTTGTCATGCATTACTACCAGTTCAATATTGGTGACTACAAGTCACACACCGAGCATCTTTCGGAAATGGAAGATCTCGCGTACCGCAGGATGCTCGACTGGTACTACTTACACGAGCGCCCAATCCCAAACGACATGGAAGAGATCGCTCGGCAGATCCGTATGCGAACGCATTGCGAATGCATTGCGAACGTATTGCGAGAGTTTTTTGTGCTTACCGATGACCACTGGACAAACAAAAGAGCGGAGTCCGAGTTAGGCAAGATTGCAGACAAATCTGCTAAGGCATCAGCCAGTGCAAACGCTAGGTGGGGCAAAAAGGACAATAAAATCAAGCGCTTACCAAGTGATGCGAACGCATTGCGAACGCAATCCGACCGCAATGCGAAGGCAATGCTACACAAGACACAAGACACAATACACAAGACACATATAAACCCGCCTGACGGCGTGTCGTCTCAGACTTGGGAAGACTTCAAAAAACTCAGGAAAGCAAAGAAGGCAATCATCACGGAGCGGGTGATTGACGGACTAAGGAGCGAGGCCAGCAAGATCGGCTGGACGTTGGAGCAGGCTTTATCCGAGTGCTTGCTGCGCGGCTGGCAGTCTTTCAAGGCAGACTGGGTGAAGTCGGAAAAGAAGGACGTGATCTTTCAAACCGTACCGACACCAGTTGGAGCAGACAGGGCTCTGCGTGAAATCGAGGAAAGTCGCAGGCTGTCAGTCCCAATGCCTGACAACATCCGTGAAAAACTCGCGTCTTTAAGGGGGATGAAATGAGCGCAAACCAAACCCAGGTCGGCGGCACACATTACACCACTAAGTCCATCCAACCCTGGGAGGCAATGCAGGCCTGGATGAGCGAGGAGGAGTTCTGCGGCTTCCTGCGCGGCAATTGCCTGAAATACCTAGTTCGCTACAAGGACAAGGGCGGCGTAGAAGACCTACGCAAAGCCCGGCACTACTTGGACAAACTCATCGAGATGAATGTCAAGTTATGACCTATGAACAAGCGCAAAAAATCCTCGACAGGGTACGCGAGGGTGTCAACTACCCGCCAGGGATCGTGGACTTCGCCTTATTCCTCACCGGCGATCTTGATGCACATGAGGAGAACCGAGGCCAGGGAATGGGTTCAGAGATACAAACGCAAGGCCCGTGCCGATGGGGCGGAGCAGGCCAGGATATGGTGGGCCGGTATTATTTCTGCAATTGAACGCAAACGCGGGCTTGATGCTGCAACCGAGCTGCGGAAACTCATGAACGAGGAGCGAAGCAAGTGACTTTCATGGTTCAGTTCACGGTTGACGCAAACCCAGTCCCCAAGGGCAGACCCAGGTATAGCGCCAGAGCGGGCTTTGTCCGAACCTACACGCCAAAGAAAACGAGCGACTACGAAACCATCGTCCGGGAAACCGCACAACAGGCAATGGGGCAAACCGAGCCTCTAGAAACGCCCACAGCGGTCTATCTGTACATCAGGCTACCTATCCCTAAGAGCTACCCTAAGAAGCGCTTGCAGGCCTGTTTAAAGGGCTTAGAGCGGCCTATCAAGAAACCGGACATAGACAATCTGGCTAAATCGGTGCTTGATGGCCTAAACGGGACGGTTTACAAAGACGACGGGCAGATTGTTAGCCTACACGTCACCAAAGTCTACGCATCAGTGCCGGGTGTTGACGTACTGGTGAGGGAAGAACTGCCATGAAAAATGGCCCCGTAGGGCCATTGTTTACCGTTTGCCGAAGATGATTCGCAGCAAGAGGGCTAATCCAGCATAGAGCATACCGAGGCCTCGATTTGTTCGATGATTTGAGGGTCTAGGACGGGCATGATGTCAAGCCCATGCACTTTTGCTGATGTTAGGTAAGCCACTGGTGGCCATGCTGGGCCGCATGTCGCTGACTCAGGGTCAGGGTTTGCGGGTTCGCCAGGGTCATAGGACAACTCACAGTCTAGTGTGATGTCTGACCCGGCATCATAAGTGTGATGTATTGTTCTCATGGCTGCATCAGTAGAACAAAATATCAAAGTAGGCAAGGCCTAGGGCTGCAAGGGCAATGCCGAACAGGATAGCGGCGATGATATCTAGGGTGTTTTCTGACATGTTGGGCTCCATTAGTGCAAAGCATAGGAAACGACAGCATCTGTCCAGCACAGGCGGCAATCCCTGCATTCCCCATTTTGAGATGGTGCATTGCAGGCTTGGCCATGCACAGGCTGGCCCTTGCTATGCACATTGCTAGCGGTAACGCCAGGGATGCCCTGTAGGCTAGCGGGTATATTTACCGGCTGATCTGGGTACATGGCAGACAGACGGATTGTCAGATTAGCGGGCAATGCGCCATGTTTGGCAATGTACTCTTTGACAATGCCATATTCCCGGGTAGGCAACCAATGCTCGCATTTTGGCGTGGCATTGCAGACCGCAGCGATTAGTTCCAGATGAGCCAGACCCTGAAGATCTCCGCTATCGTGCCACCTGAAATAGGCATCTTGGCCAATGTGGGCCACCATGCCAGAGACCCAGGCCTGTGCATGATCTGTGCTATCCATTGCCAGCCAGACGCTATCGAGCCGGGCAAATTGTGCTGGCTTGATGGTCTTGGCGTACATTGCGTAATTGCCCTTATCAGCGTAGCAGCTGGCACAGATAGACCCTGCAATCTTGGCCATGCGGAACCCTGTCTGACAGGATTCAGTAGGCAGGGAGAATGAGCGGCATGGCATTTTGGTGGTCTGAGTGACAGACCCGCAGACCGCAGTAGCAGCTGCTTTAGTGATGGGAATGATTCGCATGATGTTTTTCCAAATAGACCCCGAAGGGCATTAGTGCAACAGCGCACCACATAGCACCCAAAGGATGCTACAGGGTAGGTTGTTATGACAGGCACTCTTCGCAGAGTTTGTCGCTGTAGTCGTTCATGATGGCCATGACGTCATCCCAGCCCTCGCCCATCGAGCAATCGGCAATGGCATCCCAGCCATCGTTGCCCAGGACAATCACCGCACAATGGGCTTTAGGCTGATCGTCGCGTTTGAAGTACATCCGACACTCATCGAGGTTAAAGACTAGTGCCATCGCTTCAGTCTCTGTGGCCACCCGCTCCATCTGCTCACCGTCCCAGATCTTGGTGATCTTGTAGCCGTGAGCCTTTGCCACGCGTATAAGTTTGCGGACTACGCGCTTTTCAATTGCGATTCGTTGTTCGATGTTCATGATGACCCCTAAAAAGACCCCGTGCGATGTGCTAGGGCATGTGGTGATTGTATAGCAGACTACACGCAGTAAATAGGTACAAACCCTAATCATCCATCACTGATAGCACTTAGAATAGCCCGCTTAACAATTAACAAGGTGAGCGAGCGCTTATGGCCAGACCGTGCACCCAGAATGTCCGAGTATTCCGCAGGGAATTGTCAGACGATCAAAGGAAAATCCTACTTGCAGCCGGCGACGGCGACACCACCGTAGGTTTCAATGAGTGTCTAGCACTGTGGGCTTCAATCCACGGCCTGAAGGCCAGTTTAATCCTCAACGTTCCACGTGAAACAATCAAGAGGACTAGACGGTCTAGGTACCGGGAGAAAGCACCTTCCGCTTCCCCCCCGTCTTCCCTATCACCATCACCAGATCAATAGGCTTTCCCTATCGCTCAGTCCATCAGGGTAATCCCTGTCAGGGTTTGTATGGGGGGGGAGGGGTGGGGGTGGTGATGTGAAAGAAGCGGGAGCATCACTCCTTCCGAAAAAGTCGAATTGAGCCTATACACTCTGCTGACGTGTTGATGAGTTGGGTGGGATTTGGTGCCAGAATCGTACAGACGTACTTAGGCAGTCGTTACGTTCGCATGGTCTTGCGAAGCCACTGACTAGGTGGTGGGTGTCGTTTAGCGGTTCGGGGGAGTTAGTCCCGAGGTGACATCAGGCCGTATTACTGAGGTTGCCCTCAATGCGTACCACTCTATAGTCACCGCCCCTGTCTTCCTGGTGAGGTTGTTAACCGTTGTTCACGGCTGGGGCTTCCGTATATCTTATGCCTTTAAGGGTGCGACTGCCACACCCGACATCCCTGTCACTCATCTAAAGTCGGTCGAATCCTTGTTCGACTTGCCCATATTACACGCTTCGCACAACACTTGCAAGTTGCTTTCGTCAAGCTCTAGATGCGGGTGCAGTGATCTAGGTTGGATGTGGTCTACATGGATGTGGCCAGCAGTTTCTCCACAGCACATGCATTTCCTGCCAAACTTGACAAGCACCTTGTAGCGTAGCTGACGCCATTCACGGGTTTTGTAAAACAGATTGCCCATGCCCTGGGTGTATGCCGGGATGGGATCGAATACTGCTGGTGGACTGTAAGGACGCTTTGACAGGACATAGCCCATCTGAACAGCCTTTTCTTTGATCATATCCCTGATGACCGGACTGCTAAGAGCTAGTTGCTCCAGCTTTTTCTTAGCCTTTTCTGCTCGCTTCTTGCGCTGCGACTTGACTGCGCTCAGTGTCGATTTGGAGTAAATGGCCATAAAAAAAGCCCTTTAGGCGTGGCATAGTCGCACCCCATGAGGCAGTCCATGGGCTATACCACATCTAAAAGGCTCTACTTGGTGCGAACAAGTCCAGCCATTTTATCATGGTTTACCCCATTCGGGAATACGGCAGTTTCCTATACAATCTTGTCATGGCTTATCGAACTCCTGCTGTGCTGCCCAAGACTGAGTACCAGCGCCTCAAAGAGCTCAAGAGGATGCTGGTTGAGTCTAAGGGCGAGGCTGTGGTCAAGAAAGTGATTGACATCGCCATGAATGACGATCATCCTCAACAGATGGTTGCGCTCAAGATGTGCATGGAGAGGGCATTGCCTGTCAGCATGTTTGAGAAGACCAGTGCACAGCGCAGTGCTGTCAACATCACCATCTCTGGAATTGGTGTCCAGGTTGGAGAGACCGTAGAGGCTGAGGACGTAGAACCCAAATATGAGTGACCTGAACTTTAGTCTCCTGCCGTGGCAGGAAGAGGTGTTCAAAAATCCTGCAAGGTTCAAGGTCATTGCTGCTGGTCGCCGTTGTGGAAAGTCTCGTCTTTGCGCCATTACACTGATCATTGAAGCTCTGAGATGCCCTCAAGGCTCTGCGGTGCTCTATGTGAGTCCCACAATGGGGCAGTCTCGGCAGATCATTTGGGACTTGCTATTGGATCTAGGGCGAGACGTGATCCAATCAAGTCATGTGAACAATCTTGATATCACCATGATCAATGGTGCAAAGATCTATGTGCGTGGTTCTGATAGACCCGACACGCTTCGTGGCGTTTCTTTGACCTATGCAGTTTTGGATGAGGTTGCTGACATCAAGCCGGAGGCCTGGGAACAAGTTATTCGAGCATCCCTATCGGACAGAAAAGGAAGAGCCTTATTTTTGGGCACACCAAAGGGTCGTAACTGGTTCCACGACCTCTGGAAGCTGGGGCAAGATGGCTCAGATTCTGACTGGAAGTCATGGCACTTCACCACCAAAGACAACCCTCTGATCGACCCGACAGAGATTGAGTCTGCCAAGAAAACACTGTCCAGCTTTGCGTTCAAGCAAGAGTACTTGGCATCTTTCACCAATGCTGGCTCTGATGTTTTCAAAGAAGAGTGGATCAAGTACGGGGAAGAACCACAGTTCGGCTCCTACTTTGTGGCCGTGGACTTGGCTGGCTTTGAGGAGGTTGCTAAACAGGCTGCAAACTCCAAGAAGCGGCTGGATGAGACTGCCATTGCTGTAGTCAAGGTCACTGATGACGGCAAGTGGTTCGTCCAAGAGATAGAGCATGGCCGCTGGGATATCCGGGAGACTGCCTCTCGCATCCTGATCAAGATGCGTGACTACCGGCCATTGAGTGTTGGAATTGAGAGGGGGGCACTGAAGAACGCCGTTTTGCCCTATCTAAGCGACCTGATGAGGAAGAACAACGTGTTTTCCCACATCGTTGATTTAACTCATGGGAATCGCAAGAAAACGGATAGAATCGTGTGGGCGTTGCAAGGCCGCTTTGAACACGGCAGAATTGTGCTCAATCAGGACGAGGATTGGGACACCTTTGTGGATCAGTTACTTCTGTTCCCGGCAAATGGTGTGCATGATGACCTCCCCGACGCACTTTCCTACATTGACCAACTCGCAGTGACTTCTTATTTCAACGAAGAAGATTCTGATGATTGGGAGCCTTTGGATGTTATAGCAGGGGTCTGATATGGAGCAAAACGAGTTCTACGAGCCGACGGAGAATGATAAGGAGCTGACGGCATTTGTCGTAGACCATTGCGACCGCTGGCGCACCTATCGAGACACCAACTTCCTGGACTCGTACCTGGAATACGAGCGTATCTTTCGTGGCCAGTGGGCACCTGAAGACAAAGTTCGGGACTCTGAGCGCTCCAGGATCGTCACTCCAGCTACCCAACAAGCCGTTGAAACCCGCCATGCAGAGATCATGGAGGCCATTTTTGGCCAGGGTGAGTTCTTTGACATCCAAGACGACCTCAAAGACGTAAACGGCAATCCTCTAGACGTGGCTCTCCTCAAAGCGCAGCTCATGGAGGACTTCAAGCAAGACAAAATCAGAAAAGCTATCGACCAGATCGAGTTGATGGCCGAAATCTATGGCACTGGCATCGGTGAGATCGTCGTTAAGACAGAAAAAATCTTCGAGCCTGCCACGCAACCTATCCCTGGACAGACCGGACAGGCTGCCATTGGTGTTGTAGAGAAGAATCGGGTGGCCGTTAAGCTCAATCCGGTCAACCCCAAGAACTTTTTGTTCGATCCCAACGGCACTTCTATTGATGACTGCATGGGTGTGGCCATTGAGAAGTACGTTTCGATCCACAAAGTCGTTGAGGGCATCGAAAAAGGCATCTATCGCAAGGTCAACATCAATCCCACCTACGAGGACACTGATCTTGAACCCACACAGGAGCTAAGCCAGTACCAAGACGAGAAGGTTTTGCTGCTTACCTACTACGGTCTGGTGCCCAAAGAGTATTTGACGGAAAAAGAGGATGAGACTGTCGATCTGTTTCCGGATGACTCGGTAGCAGAGGACTACACAAACATGGTGGAGGCGGTTGTTGTGATCGCCAATGGCTCTCTTTTGCTCAAAGCAGAGGAAAGCCCGTACATGATGAAGGACAGGCCTGTCATCTCGTACCAAGACGACACTGTTCCAAACCGTTTGCTGGGTCGTGGCACGGTTGAGAAGTCCTACAACATGCAGAAGGCTATTGACGCGCAGGTTCGTAGCCATCTGGACTCTCTGGCGCTGACAACTGCCCCCATGATGGGTCTGGATGCCACTCGTTTGCCGCGTGGTGCCAAGTTTGAGGTCAAACCCGGTAAGGCATTCTTGGTCAACGGCAACCCTGCCGAGATCATGTATCCATTCAAATTCGGTCAGAACAGCCCAGAAAACTTGGCTACTGCCAAAGAGTTTGAGCGTATGCTGCTACAGGCAACGGGCACGATTGACGGCCAGGGCATGGTTAGCAACGCAAACCGTGATGGGGCGGGGATGTCTGTGGCTGTGGCCACGATCATCAAGAAGTACAAGAGGACTCTGGTCAACTTCCAAGAGGACTTCCTGATACCGTTCATCCAGAAGGCATCGTTTCGCTACATGCAGTTCGATCCGGAGCGCTATCCCAGCGTAGATATGCGGTTCATCCCGACTGCTACTCTGGGCATCATTGCTCGCGAGTACGAACAGCAGCAGTTCATCGGTCTGCTACAGACACTGGGGCCAAATACTCCTGTGTTGCCGCTGATCTTGAAGGGAATCTTGAACAACTCTAGCCTGTCTAACCGCTATGAGTTGATCAGCGCACTAGATCAGATGTCTCAGCCTGATCCACAGGCACAGCAGATTGAGTTGGCCAAGCAGCAGTTGGCCTTGCAAGCCGCTCAGGCCGAGATTGCTGTCAACACCACGCAGGCAGAACAGAATCGCGCAGAGGCTGCTAAGTTGATGACTGAGGCGCAGTTGATGCCGCAAGAAGTTCAGGCTAAAGTCATCACTGCAAGCACGAAGAACTTGCCACAAGGTCAAGAGAGCAGCGAATTTGATAAGCGCGTCAAGATTGCTGAGTTGATGCTGAAAGAAGCAGACATCAAGAACAAGACGAAGATCGTTGAGCTTCAGATGAACACCGCAAAAAATGATGTGGTTGACCTAGAGAACAACTTTCTTGAGCAGTTGAACATGGAGTTGCAAAATGGAAATCGATAAGGTCTTTGATAACGCCAGCGTAGATGGTGTTGCTGACAACCTGTTCAGCGCTGTTCGTAACTCCGTATCCGAGATCAAGGCGATGCAGCAGCGCAAGGCTGCTGAGAACGTTCAGCTCGTCATTCAAGCGCTCAAAAAGATCGAGTCTGATCTGCAAGACAAGTACGATGGCGTGACCACGGTCATCGAGAAGCGCGTCTCTACGATAAAAGATGGCCGCGATGGAATCAATGGTCGTGATGGGCGTGACGGGAAAGATGGCCGTCCTGGCAAAGATGGTATGCCTGGGCCTCGGGGCAGGGATGGCGCTCCTGGCAAAGATGGTGTTGACGGCATGGATGGCGTGTCTGTCACTGATGCCCGCATTGACTTTGACGGATCTCTGATCATTGGTCTGTCTTCTGGCCGTGAGATTAATGTTGGCGAGGTCGTTGCCCCTGATCTTGCAGAGCGCATCAAGGTCATCACCAATGGTGGCGGTACCAGTCAGAGTGTGCTGGACACATTAGCAAGTCTTCAGTCTCAGATCAACGCTTTGGATGGCTTTCTGGACTACAAGGGGACATGGAACGCTTCTACAAACACTCCAACTCTTGTTTCTAGCACGGGTACAAAGGGCGACTACTACGTCGTCAGTGTTGCTGGATCAACAAACTTGAATGGTGAAACAACTTGGGGTGTTGGAGATTGGGTTGTTTTCAACAACAGCGTATGGCAGAAAGTTGATGGTGGATCTACTGGCAACTTTACGACTGCCGCTATTGCAACGAGCTTGAATCTTGCGTATGGGACTGTATCAACTGCGCTTGCACTAGATGCCAGCAAGAATGTGGTCAGTGTCACCAACACTGGTACTGGTGACAATGTTTTGGCAGGTTCTCCAACTTTAACGGGTACGGTAAATGCTGCTGCCGTTACGATGTCATCTAATTTGACTTTGTCAGGCGGCACAGCCAACGGCGTGGCCTACCTCAACGGCTCCAAAGTCGTGACCACTGGGTCTGCGCTGATGTTTGATGGGACGAATTTGGGTATCG